GAAATAGTCCAGTCAGGAGCAAACAACAGTACCTGTAAAGCTTTACGTCCTTCTGGAGAATACGCAGCCATAGCCATACGTTTGCCAAACTCTGTTTGAGCACTACGGGCTTCTTGAAACCAATTTAATCCACCAAAAGACTTATTAATAAAACTTATTATTTCTTTACGAGAAGCAGCTTCATCAAAAGGAACACCATTTTTAGTTGCTTGTTCTCTAGCCTTAGTTAGGTAGGCTTCAGCAGTCATTAGCTTGCCGCCAGTGTGCAGGTAGTCCCAGGTAACTTTATCAAAGATGCCTAAGGTGTATTTCTCAGTAGCAGTAAGTGCTGATTCTAGTATGTGTGTTTTAGGGCCAAACTTAGAGATCATACTGTCAGCAAACTTACCTGCATTAGCAATTACTCCCTTAGAAACATCACCAGGTGGTTCAAGAACCAGCCCACCACGTTGCCATTTGTCTACACTACTGCCTAACCCACCTTCTTTAAATTCATTAACTGCTTTTCTAATTCCAGATAATTCTGTTCCTAGTGACTTGTCAGTTATACCTAGAGCAATTTCTTTTATTGGCGTAACTATAGGAGTATGGGTGCTGTTAAGCACTTCCGTAAGACTTTTTGCGTGGAACAAAGAAGCCACAACATTAAAACGTTTAATTGTTTGAGAAACATTGTAGAGAGCATTTAAGACCTGCCCGCCTTTAGCTTCAAAAGCAAACTTAAGAGCAGGAGCAAGATCAGGGTGTACTGCAAAACCAGCAAACTGTCGATCATCAATTATCGTCCAACCACGAGGCAGAGGGTCTTCTTCAGTAATTCTACGTACTAAAGACTCTCCCTTTACATTTCTAATTTGACGAACACTATCAACAAGCTTCTTGTTCTCAATGGCTTTCTCCATTGAAGATGCGTATTGTTTATAAATTTCTGCAATATCTTTAGTCTTAACTTCTAACCTAAAGTCAGACTTACCCGCCGCTTCTATACGTTCATTTATGTATTTTAGGGCCAGATCTAATTGATGAAAGGTTTCTACAGTACGTTCTTTACCAAATCTGCTTTCTGGTGTCATGCCACTTGGTTCACCTTCAAACTTCTTACCAAATACATCAGCAAGAAATGTATCCAAAGCTCCCTTGGGCAAGTCTTTCCAGTTAACAATGTGAGTAACGTAGTTCTCAAGAAGTCCTTTAACAACCCCTTCTTTTAAAGCTCGTTCTCCAATGTCTTTCATCCAGCCAGTATATTTATCCGCTGCTTCTTTAGCAGCACCTGTAAGAGACTTTGTATTCTTAGCATCAATAGCTATAGAAACTTGTTCCCTAGCAACAGCATCAGGTACTAAAGCCTTGAGGTCGTTACTGTTATTAATAACAATCCTCTCGTCAGCCATCTTGTTATTAATGTTGATCTCTACAAAATCCTCAACTTCTTTAACAGGATTAAGCCAAGTATCTCTATAGGTTTCATAGTCAGTAAAGAATTTACGAGCAACATCAGCACCTTCAGCAGCATAGAGTTCTTTACCTTTAATCTTAAGGTCTGCTTCGTCAACTACATTGCGTGGATCATAGCGTTTGGGGTCTACTTTAGCAGGAGCAACAGCTTCTTCAGAAGGAGCTGGGCCTTTAGAAGGTAAGCTTCTGCCATCTAACTCACTCCTAGTAAAGTTTTCAGATTCTTTTAAAAGAGTCTCTGTGTGTCCTAACACATCATCTAATGCAGTACGATCTTTTCTAGGAACTCCAAGACCATCATAGATGCTGTTCTTAAGGTCTTTCCATAAGTTACTAGCAACTCCATTAGAACCGTCTGACTTAAACTCAGACAAGAACTGTTTAAAGTTATGGTTACTTAGTGCTTCAGAAACAAATTCATGAACATCAGTTAGTCCGTAGCGCCTATTTTTATAACTAAACTCGTTTAATTCAAAAGGCGTAGCATTAGGATTATCTATAAGGTGTTGTTTTAGTGCAGTTTGGTATTCACCTTCTCCAATAGCTTCAAACTTTTTAAATATTTTAATTAGTTCTTTTGCAGCCTCAGATGTTTTGTTATCAAGAAGACGTTGTGCTCCAGCATGAACTGCTTCATGAATAAAAGTACCTAGCCCGCCACCTTCATATAGCCGAGTTTCATGAGATTTACTGGCTCCTCCGCTGATGTATTGACCAAGAGCAGGTCTTCCATCTATAAGTTTGGCTTCACTGCTTATAGAAAGATCTGCATCACGGATATACTTTGATTGCCCTAAAATCTTAAGCGTTAGTTGGATAGTCTTGCTGCCAACTCCCTCCTTTAGTAGACGATCTATACCCTCACCAATAGTTTTGGCTCCTGCTAAAACATCATGAATTTCTTTCCAAGTAGCTTTTTGTTTGTCTTTAATTATTAGTTCTGGAACTTCTTTGCTTGCTTCAGCTAGTTTTGCTTGCTCAGTAGCTAGAGCACTATTGGCAGCAATAAGATCTTCTTGAGACATAGAAGCAGCAGCACTATCCAGCTTTTGCTCCTTGTCTAATAGGCTAAGTTTGTAGTTTTCTACGTCTTCAAAGAAATTACTTCTACTGTCATTGCGTATTCCTAGTTCTTGGGCAACAGACTTAGATTCTTCTTTGGGCTTAAGCGCATCCATGCGCTCAGGGCCAAAGTCAGTAGAATGAAATCCTTCTTTAGGATCAACGCCCTTTGTAAGCAAATCAGAGTGCTGGTTCTCAGCAATAATCTTAGCTTCTTGGGGAGTAACAAAAGTATTGTCTTCTGTTAAGTACCCTCGTTCTAACCTAGGATCTGTTTTAAGAAAATCATCATGACCTTTTCCTTGGGGAATAATGGTGTCATTGCTGGTGTCTCTAAAGGCAGCTTCTTTGAGCCTCTTACCTGGATCTGTAGATAGTTCTGCCTCACGTAGATTAGCGTCAATACGACCAGTTGCCTCTGTCCTAGTGGGGGCAGGAGGCTCTGGCGGCTTAGGAGTAATACCTGGTGGAGCTACTTCAGGCTCAGGGTCTCTAGGCCCAATACCCATCTCAACAGGTTGACGACTCCCAGGAACAAGCCGTTCTCCAGCACGAAAAGCTGCACCACCTAAAGGATTAAACCCTGGAAGAGCAGCACCAGCAGCAGTAGCAGCAGCGGCTTCTGTCCAATCTATGTGGTCTTTAGTCATAGCTTGTTGTGCTACGTTTATCCCCCCACCTAGTACAGCACTAGTTCCACGTTGAACTACAGGCTTAGTAAAGACTTTGCCCGCTATTTCAGGTAGAGCTTTAGGACTCATACCTACAGAGCTGCCTACTATGGTACCTATTCCATAGGCAGTAGGATGTTGTGCTTGAGCAAGCTTGTTTTTAGCGTATCCCTCTGGGTCTACACGCTCGTAGAGCATATCTTGTGCTATAGAAAACACACTACTTGCTCCCATAGCACCTGCAAACCCACCAAGAACGGCTACTCCACCACCAACAGCAGCTTTAGCTAATGGATGTGGTACAGGAAACGCAGCAGCAGCCCTCAGTGCATAGGGGGCAGAGGCTTTCATCCCAGCACCAAATCCAGCTAAACCAGCTAGCCCAGGGACAACTCCAGTAGCAGCACCACTTCCAAAAGCAGATAAAGCTCCTGCGTCTGTGTTACTAGTAACAGTAGGGTCGTCTATAGGACGAGCAGTAGATAGATCAAATCCCCCCGCACTACTAGGGCGAGATTCATCAATGGGCCTAGCAGTAGAGAGATCAAAGGCCATTATCTTGTTATCTCTTTAAATTGTGTGCCATCAGGACTTACCCAAGCTCTGTTTCCCTTGTCGTCTTGTCGTACTACCCAATCTCTAGGCACCTCGGCAGGACGTATTAGCCCAGAAGTAGCAGGAGCAGTAGGTGCTGCTGCATTAGCATTAGGAGAAGCGGGACGAGTATCAAAAGTATTTCTGCCTCCCGGTGCAAAGGAAGCAGGAGGCGCATCGTTTGTTTTTGGTTCTGAAGTTTTGTCTTTACCACCATCTTTACGTAAGTTTTTAAGAGCTTGTGCTTCTTCTTCTTTGTACGTTTGTAACCGTTTTCTAAGTGCTGTTCTTCTTTCAATTAACTCAGTTCTAGCATCCCGATCAGGATCAGCCTTAGGTATTTGGTTGCCTTGATTGTCTAATTTAGTACCGCCAAACAAACCTGTTTCGTAAGTTACTTTTGGAAGTTTTGTTAGATCACGATCTATGTCTCGGATATCATCTTCAATGCGCTCTATTTGATTACGAGCACTTGCTAACATGTTTGTATCTAAGCGTACTGCTGCTCTATCATCCCCGCTAGTTCGAGCAGCACCTCGTTGACTAAGTAGAACTTCAAATCTACGGTTATTTAAATCATCTTTTTTTTCATCTGCAATGATTTTTGCAGCTAATCTTGCTTCTTCAACAGCTATTTTTTCTTGTTCGTGTGTTCTTAATTTTTTAGTTAGACCAGCTTGCCAAGCAGTATAGGCTGCTGGGCTAATAGCAATAGCTTGTTTACCTTGTTCTCTAAAACTTTCAAGTTGTTCCGGGGGCAGCAACTTTAATTTAATTCCACTATTTATAGCAGAATCTAAATCACTACCATCAGGAGCTAAAGTTTTTAAAAGAGTGCCCAAAGTTTCTAACTTTCTTTGTCCTATCTTATAGGTATTAACTTCAGCTTGTGCTTCATGCTGAGTTGCTCTTTCACCATCAGCACTAAATTTCCTGCCCAAATCAAAGTTACCTAGCCCGTAAGCAAGCTTAGATAGCTTTAAGTTTTGCTCAGAAATAGGCATTGTCTTAGTATCAAACTCACCAGACTTAACCAATTGCTCTACAGCAGTCTTAAACCGAGTGTTATTTTGCTCTTCCTCTAAGAGTGTTCTTAACTGTAAAGCAGCAGTTGCTTGATTAGTTTTTCCAGTCTCAAGAGTTTGTTGTAATTTCTGTGTTTCAAGAGGTATGCGCTCTAACTCTGCTTGAGCACGATAGGGATTTAGATCTAGATTGAGGGCAGCTTTTTGTCCTTGCTCAATCTCTGTCATTAACATTGGCATAGTAGTAGTTCCTTTAAATTAGGTCTTGCTAGTACCAATCATATCCCGCATCAGAACTGCCGCCAAACCAACCTCCACTGTCAGTAGCGGTGTTACTAGGAACATTGCCACTATAAGCAGGCATATCTGACCAAGGCACACCGCCAGGAAATGCTCCTTGAAATCCAGGAGTAGCTGGAGTACTCCAGCTAGAATTATTTGGGTTGCCAGAAGGAGCAGCTTTCATAATACCTTGCATAGTACCTATGCCCTGATTAATAGCTCCCCATCCCTGTGTTGCAGCAGCAGCAGCAGCAGTTTGAGCACTTAGAGCTGCTTGCCCACCTACACCAGGAGCTTGAGTAGCCCCAGCTAACCCAGACAACTGCTTAACATAGTCGTTGTATGAGCCTAAGGCATACTCTTGTCCATACTTCATGCGGGCAATATCAGCACCACCAGAAGCAGAGCCTCTACCGTCGGGGGTATATGACCCCATACCCCTAGCTGCTAATTTTCTGTCTATTGCTTGTTCGCCTTGTTGACGTTGGAACTGGTACCCAGGTTGGGACATAGCTAAAGAAGGATTAGCCATTACAGCATTAAGTTGGTTTACATACTGTTGTCTAGAAGATGAAAAGGGATCAGCCATAGCTCTAGCTTGCTCTGGAGACATAGCCTTATTAGCAGTAGAGATTCCACTCAATATCTGCCCAGCAGATAAGGCAGATCTAATGGGGTTGTCTGTTATTCCCTTTGTAAATTTATCAAACGTCCATTCAGAAGCCGGGTCAGCAACCAAATTAGAACTCTTAGGAAAAGCACTTTCATACCACTTAGATGTAAAGTCGTTAATGTCGGCAGGCAGCATACTTTCTAAGCCTGTGTTTGCTACGGCATCTATTGCTGCTCCTGTAGCAGCATCTACTATTGCTCCAGTAGCTGCATCAACAGCAAGGCCTTCTACAAGTGCCCCAGTAGCTGCATCCATAACTAGGCCAGTAGCAGCATCAGCAATAAATGCTTCAGCAACAAATGTTTCGCCTATAACTTCAAAAACAGTAGCAGCAGCTGTAAACGCCATGTCAATCTCCTAAAAATTTTCCCATAATGATTTCTTCTTGTATGTACCCCATACGAATCAAAATAGGACTAAAATTATTTTTTGGCTTAATGTGCCAAATGACTCTATTAACACCCATATTTTTTAAGAGTCGTTCTGATTCTTGAATAAGTTTAATACCAGCTCTGCCCTTACGAAATGCTTTAGTAAGAAACAATACGTCGTTACTGGCTACTAGACAAGTAGTGTAGTGCAGATGCCTACTAAGAAAAAATATTGAATATCCAATAAGTTTTTCTTTATCTCTACAAGCCACTATAACTAAAGCTTTATTTTTTTCTAATAGTTGATATTTACTGAAGTCGGGCTTTAAAGGCACTTTGTCTTTATAGTTGGCTACTTCTTGCCAATGGGTTTCTAACAAAGGTTTTATGTCTTCAATAATATCTGCATAAGTTTCTTTAGCATAAGTAATAGTCATAGTTAACTTTGTTGAGCAGCTACAGCTTCTAGTTGAGGATCAGAGGCTTGTTCACCAGCTTGTACAGATAGCTCAAAGTCAGATAAACGTAGTGGTATGTCTGCTGTAACTAAAAACTGATACGCCCTATACCTAGACTGGCCTAACTGCCAAATAATACTTCTGGGGTCATTTAAAGCTATTGATCTAACCGCAGAGAAGTTGTTGTAGTCATTAGCAGAAAAGTTAACACTCATTGTCCCACTTACCTTATCGCCAATTACTTCTCCAGATTCAAAAAACTTTCTGTGTCTAGTTCCAGCATCTAAGTTATTAGTAACAACTCGCCAATAAATGGGCTGTGAATTATCTGAGTAGGTATTAGTGTCTACTTTATATAGAGCGCCACTAGTTGAATCTACTCCATAGGTTCCCACAAAGAATTCAGTTGCTGTCCACACTTTATACGCATGTTCAGCTCCACTATAGTATGAAGTCCACTCATACCAGATTTTTTGGTCTGTATCATAAACAAAAGTTTTATCTAGATTAGGCAAAGTCATCACATAAAATGTGTGACCAGCTATCCTAAAAGCAAATGCTTGAATCTCAGTATCAGTGTCAGCGTTAAGATACTTCTCTATGTATTGGTCTGAGATCTTTTCAGGAGTAAACCCATCTAGTTTATATACAGACTTTCCATAGGTTTTTGATTTGCCAACATAAATAACACTTTGTTGGTATTGCACCACACTATTTCCATCAGCACACCCAATCTCGTTTTTGTATGAGTCTTGTCTTAGGAAAGGGCTACCTTCAGCATTAGCTGCGTTATAGAAGAACTCAGTACTCCAAGAACCAAAAGCAACTATAAAGTTAAAATGCTTAACAATAGCTACTACAAAATCTGGATCAGACTCAACAGCAATTGTGTTTAAAGGATTCCAGAGAAAAGGATCATTAGGATCAGAGTTGTATATTTGACCTAACTTAGTAGCAACTACAGTGTACCCATCTAAGAACACTGAGCCACTAGCTAAAGCTCCAGCACCAGAAGGAAAACCATTAAGAGACACTAGTGCAGTAGCACCAGAACCACCACCTACAGGGTTAATAGTGCAGGTAGGAGCTGAAACATACCCAGATCCATAGTTAGTTATGGTTACTCCCGTAACTACCCCTCCGGTTGAGTCTACTGTTCCAGTAGCAGTAGTGCCGCTAGGCGGAGCACTAAAAGTGCAAGTAGGAGTAACGTACCCAGCACCACCAGTAAGAATACTTACTTCATATATTCTTCCCGCAGCTATTACTGCAAAAGCACCTTCGGCTGAAGATACATACCCGTTAGTTCCGTTGTGAAAAAACAAAAAATCATCGTTAGAAGATTCAGCAAAATAAACATTTTGCACTGTTCCTGCTACAGTTCCGCTGGCTACAGATGCAAAATTAGAATCTATCCGATAGATGGCGTTATTAATAACAATCCATAGATACCCATTAACGCATTTATATATACCTTGTGCCTGTCCAGCAGCCATAGCAGGCGTTATTGTGGTGTTCAGCAGCCCTGGACGTTTAATGTTTTCTCGTTGGCCTTGAACAGATCCTTCAAAGTAGCAGTTAACACTTCTAGAGTCTTTGGCTGTAGAAGCTGTTCTAGAGCGTATAGGTTGAGTTAAAGGTATACGAACCATTGACATAATAGTTATCTACCAAAAGAAGTAAAGTTACGAGCATCAGGTTGAAAGAAAGTGCTCTCATTCTCAATGTCCCAGCTTGTTAGTTGGTCTTTGTATTTCTCAGCTCGCAGCATTACTTCTTGCCTGTGGTTAATAGGCAGTCCAAACTCAAGCGAAAGCTGGTCAGCTAACCCCCAAACAAGAGCTTGCATCCACTCATTAGGAAAATCTGGAACAGATGAAGCTGAAGAGATGTCGTAGATAGGTCTTTGGCAGGTCAGAATAGCTTGGTAGTTAGTTGCTGTAGAGGTATCTGGAGTCAGGAAAAACTTGACCGAAGCAGATGTAGTTCCTGGGTTTAAATATACAGAATTGGCTATACCAGTAGAAAACTTAGAGCCAAGAGTCATGTACTCTTGTTTGCTTAGAATCTGTAGGGGTGTGTCTATGTATGGGGTTACGGCAATGTTCCTAATAACACCTTGGATAAGACGTAACGGCCTATCAGCAACCAAACCAGGCCCACTGGGGCCAATAGTGTATTCAGTCTGACTAGCTATTAGAGGGAGTGTGTATTCAGTAACTGTCCAAAGTTTAATGCCTTCTGTCATCCATTGCTTAACCATAAGGTTAAGAGCTTGAGCACAGTTTGTAACTATAGCAGCATCTATGGTGGCTGACGTATCTCCAGGCTCAACTACTCCTATCTTACGTAAAGCTGAAAGAATAATTTGATCTCTAGTAATTGAATATGTAGAAGTAGGCATTACGTTTGTCGCCTATGATAAGTGGGGTTAAACAATCATTCCCTCGGCAATTCTTTTGCTTTCTGCAACGCGATTAAACCAACCTCTGCCAAAAGTTGGAAAGTTTGCCAAACTTTTGTAGAAACTTTCTTTAGCGTCTGTAAAATTATTGATAAATTCTTCGGCATTTGTATCTTGAATAGCCTTTACGGTTACGGGGCCAATGATGCCATCAGCCGTTATTTTTAACGCACGTTGAATAGTTTTGATGCAACGAAAAGCACCAGCATTAACAGAAAAATCAAAGGCAAGATAATCAGCACCGCTAGGAAGCTGGTCGCCGTGGACAGCATCCCAATATTGCTTGCGGTAGAGTGGCGAAACCATCTCTTTTGTGAGGCTACGCATTGTTGCTTCATCGACTTTGTGTCCGACATAATCCTCCCACACTCTTTGGGTAACACCAAGATTTGTCATGCCACCGGGGTCTGATGGATGATTGATATACCCACCTTCGTGCTGCAATACTAGCTCCAGCGATTTTTCAAAGTTCTCTTTCATCTATTTCCTTCTGCGCCTTTAATCTTTTCGACCGTTCTGTATGCGCCAAGCCCAAGAATACCCATTAATATCTGCATCGTAAGATTGGTGTCTATGATAGGGAAATCTCCAACGTAGCCAAACCAGACTTTAGCAACAAACCTTGATACCGGCTCCACTACAGAAACGTAAGCTAAGGCTACGCCGCATGTCCACATAATAAACGGCCTTGCACCCGCTACAAACCAATTCGTGCTTTTAGCTTCCTCAACATTTACCTGAATCTGCAACTTTGCAAGGTCAGTCTCAGATGCGAGTAAAGCCAGTTCCCCATTCTGCTGCATCTGAAGCAGCGCCCTTTGTGCTTCTGCTTTCTTTTCTGGATCAGGAAAGAAACGCTCTATCAATGACTGAGCAGCAGAGAACAGCCCTGAGATGAGCAGCGGGTTCATTTGCTTGGAATATTAGCACCAACAGGATTTGCAGCTCCTACTGGCGCAGCGGTGAACGATGCAGTGCCTGGAACTACATGCCCATTTGTCCACGGACTTTCATTGATAGGCCCATAGCAGTTGGCAAGCTGTACGCCGTTAACTTTCTTAGCTTGCTTGTCGCACAAAAAGCTCCACTGGTTACTCATGCCGCCACCGGGTTTAGTGTTGGTGACAAACGTTCTTGGAGTCATTGTGACTACTGCCCAAGACGGAGCTTGTGGATACTCAGTAACCGTCGAGAAAAGTGACCAGACTTTACCCGGTGGTGCTTGGCAACTACCCTTCATCAGATTAAAGTTGGCAATAGCTTTGCCCTTTAACACTGGGCAAACTGCCATACCTTCCTGAAATTCCTTACCATCTACACGGATTGTTTTTCCAGTTGGCACGCTGGCAGACGCAGCGCACAGCGCAAACTCTCCGTTACACATCATAACGTTTAGGTCGCCCGCAAGGGCATTGCTAGAGAGCAAAACCAGCAGAAGTATTTTTTTCATTTGTCAGCCTTGTTTTCAAGTTTCTCAAATATCTTTGCAAGCATTGCTTTGATTTCTCTGATGTCTTCGCGGTAATCGTCTTTTGCAACGTACTCTTTTGGTAAATCTTCACGCAGCGTTGCAAGGTCGGCTCGCAGTTCTTTAACCGCACCCCACAGTTCACGCGCAAACCAGCCGAGAATTGCAAAGCCGCCGCCAATGAGCGCGTTTATGAGATGTTGGTTTTCCATTATTTGTTTGCTATAGAAGTAGTTGTAATAAGGCGTAACAATACAATGCCTACCGATATAGCAATACCTACTATCATCTGAGCTACTGGTGTTACTGGTAACAAACCAACGTAACCTTGAACAATAGACAGTACGGCAATAATGATTGCGTACCAGACGGTTTTGGATTTAAGTAGTTGGATAATCATACAAGATCCGATGTGGTTGTATAAGTAATGGTATGTTGACCACCGTAACCAGTGCCACCAGGATACGTACCGTCAACCTTGTATACGTGCAAATAACCGTTGCCTGCTTCTGCATAAGAACCAGTAACAAATGTTGACGCCGTAGTTTCCATTCCACAACCATTTGAAACTCGTGTTGGCAAATACGGCAAGACAAAAAGTATATACCCCGCACCAGTGCCGTTGGTTGTAATGGTATACGTAATATTTACCGTTACGACGTTTGCATTTTTTGTTACGGTGCCTGTAGCGGCGGCAGTTGTCAGTGTTCCTGTTCCCGCAAAAATACCGCCAGAATAAGCCGTTTTAAGGTAATTGGAATAAACAAAAACGTCAGTTGCAACACCGGAATTGCTGATACGCATATTCCGCACAACGGGGTTGAAGTTCAGAAAGTGTGAGCTTGATCCGATCATAGTCACCCACTGTTGCCATTCACCAAAAAAAGAGTCTGAAACAACAATAGTGTAATTGGCAGAAATATTTGTGCCACCAGCGCCCGCAGAGGAAGAATCACTTACGCGAAAAATATGCTGCCCTGACGATGGCGCGAGTGAGCGGTTAATATACGTGTTGGTCATAGTCAATGTGCCAACGGCGGCTACGTCTACGGTGACAACGGAAATACCATCCGACCCCATATACCCGCCGGTGGTGTTTAAGAATGTCATACTGCCGGTAGCATAATGACTGGCCGCGCACTCGGTTGCCGAGCCTTCAATAAAGATGGAATTGCCGTAAATACTCCAACCAAGAGGCGAAATTGTCTTAAGTAATTCGCCGCCTTGAATCATCAACACGCCAACACGGTTGTCAATAACCCGCGCTGCGGTGTTGTAGGTTGTTGCGTTGTAGCCTGCTTGATTTACCCATTCATGCGGCGCGCAATCGAGCTGAGGACAAACAAGGGTTATAAATCCATTGGTCTGATTGCCTTGAAATGGCACTTGAACAGCGCGAGTCATCAAACCAAAAATGGTGTTTTCTGAATTTAAACCGGTGCCTGGCCCCAAATATTCAAGCGAACCATACGTCAGACCACGAATGCCATTTAACAAGACCATCCCGTATACATAATTGTTTTGCGAAGTAATACTGCCGGTTG